GTTAATCTCAATCGTGTGATTGGTAAATAAGTTGAACACGCGGTCACCAGTCACTGCTGCGTTTGCCAGCACAGACTCGGTAGCCTTCAAATCGTCATCAGTAGCCGGGAACTTATCAGAACCAACCTTAACGTGACGAAGTAACTCAGACGCTCTTGCCGCGATGCTTCTATCCATGAGCTTTAAGTAATACTTATGTTGCAGGGCAAACAAGGCGTTTTGCAAGAATGGTTTCGGATAGGCATCGTATGACTTAAGTTTACGATAAATTGGGCGCGCGTTTGGAAGCGGGAAAACCCGCTGCCCACTCTGTACAGAGCGGACAAATGCGGGATATTCTCGAACCAACTGCTGATAACCTTCTTTATCTACAGTACCGTCTTTACGATTACCTTTAGTAATAATAAAGTCGATTTCTTCTTGAGGAATTTTGACAAAGACCGCCCGGTCAGTTCCGATAGGCTTTCTCCGAAGTTCAATAAACTCCTCGTCGCGAACCCAGAATTCGTTTGGAAACTGAACTCGTTTTCTTCCAAGTGTTTTATCGTACTTATTACCCATTACAGTTGTGTACGTAACTTCAGGTACAACCATACCGTGGAGAAAGTAGTCAAGTGCCATAATCTTGAGGTAGGGTTGCAAGAATTCAGCTACAGCATTATAGAACTCGACTCCTTCTACTGGGTTATCACGGTCTTTGCGATTACGTAGTCTTGTCATGGACATGTCTACCATACGGTCAATAACCGTACCAACGATTGTGTCGTTGTCATAGAAATAGCGACAGAACTTAATAATCTCGTGGTATGTGTATTTCTTTGAATTATCAAAGGGAAGCATACCGGGGTCGTAGTAACCAGCAACATACTGATTATTTACGTAAAAAGGTGATGGAGCGTAGGACGCTACACTCTTTGCTAATTTATTCTCTTCCATATTACCTCGTTGTTATATTTCCGGTAGCTACTCCCAAGCGTATTTGAGGAGCCATATTGTTTACTTTACCTCGCAGCGCGTAGATAAAACATAAGTAACTTGCGAAAATGTGGTCATCATCAGATGCACCATTACCGCGCTCACCCATGATATAGTAGTGGTCATTACCAGTCACACGCTTCTGGCGAGTCAACCGTTCAAGCTGACTAATACCCTCTACATCAATTTCAGAAAATATTATTCTTCCTTCTGAGACAAGGCGCGCAATTTCTTTTGAGCCCCATGAACGAAAGACTTCAGTAAGTTCTGTATCGTCGTCTGTTCTGCCAACTGGCACACGCTCATTGAACAAAACACTAACAATTCTGTCAACATAATTAATGCTCGCATAATCTTCCCTTGAGGTAAGTGACTGGAATATACCAGCACCGCCGCCACCAGCACCAACGTCAATTGATATTCTACTTGGGTTATAGAATTTAGTCAAGTAGTGAATAATTCTTTCCTGTTCTGGATAATCAATTTTCGTCAGACGATAACGCACGAATGTTCTATACTTATCATCCTTAATGCCAATCACTTGAATAATTGTGGGGTCAGTAAAACCAGTGTCTATCGAGAATATGATTGCGTCTTGCCCCTTTACGGGATGCAGTTTAATAACATCTTCAAATTTCTTTCCCTTTAACTTATCATTATTTGAGAATCTGTAACTGTAGAAATCGAATGCCTCTACAACAAATGCGTCTCGTGGGATAACTTGAAATGATGCTGACCCGTGTCTGCCAAGAACAAGCTGCTGAAAGATATCTTCCTCGATACCACCATATTTACGAAGACTATCATTCCAGTCGTCTAATGTAAAATATGGGTTGTTCGGTGAAGGTATTCTATATTTTTTATACTTTGGTCTTCGAATATCTAAGTCATATAATGTACTATTACGTAATCCGTTTGGCACTCCACAATAAATCTCTTGAACTTTTTGTTCCCAAGTATTTAGTGTTGGCTGTAGTTGATTAAAGGCAGTCATTGGAAAGAGCTGCATTTCGTCACCAGCAATCTTAGGGATATGCAAACCAACCAAGTTGTTGCTTTCCCGAGAGCCTGCGATACGTGCGTAGAATCTATGATTACGGTCGCCAAACTTGAAGTCGAGCGTTCCTTTTGAACGATTAACATTGTTATTGAGAAACTCTTTCAAAAGTACTGAATTATTAAATTTAAGAATAATTCTATCGAGTAGCGGAGTTAGCTGACTCGTATTTGGTGTGACTAGAAGTTGCTCTGAAGTCTTTGGGAATTCAATATCATTGTTTACAATTTGATACGTAAGTAAGTCTTCAATAATAACCGAGTTGTGTACAACAACATAATCGCTGATGTAGGTTTCATCCGTATACACAGATACTGCATACGTAGGTACATTGTATGTGCGGGAAGTCTTCTTTGTAATAGGTTCCCAGCGGACAATCGGCAAATCGTCTTCCTCGTCGGAATTTATTGTAACCCCAGGAAGTTTAAAGCATTTCCAGAATCGCGTGGCATTCGGTTTGTCGAGCGTTTCAAGTCTCCACATAGAATCATCGATACTGTAATCGTGCTTTTCATCTTTCTTTACACCCATCGGAGTAAGCGTAGTGCTGATTCCGAAGTACAGTAAAATCTCCTGAAAGTCTTCTGCGTATGTCTTGTTAAAGACTTCTAAAGTTACTTTATCTCGTGATAGTTTACCGTACTGAGAAAATACCGCCTCAAGAAAAACTGTAATATTTTCCAGCTTCTCAGACTTAAGCCAGTCGAGTCGAGGGTTTCTTCGGTTTCTTGGACCAAAGACGCCCGTCTCTCGCCAGAGTTGAAGCAGGTAGTGCCGAGTCTGGCCGGTCTTAATACGTTCCAAATAATATTTTCCTTCGTCTTTAGTGACAACAAGAAACATACTTTTTGCAATGTACTCAAGCTCTTCGGCAATCTGATTGAATCTCGGCTTAATTCCCATCTGACCCGTAAGGCGAAGATTGTTTAAGGCGTCGTATCCCATCAGCCGTAGCTCGAACCAAGAGAATGCGTTCTGTGTGCAGTGCTCTGTCGGTAAAATATTTGTGACGGCAATCAGGTCACCTATCTTTAAGTCTCCAGCAACCAGAAACCCGTTTGGAGTAAGGATTGGATGGTTATAGGTACACTCAACAGAATGACCCGAGGACGTGAAATATCGGTGGACCTTTGTCCACTTATCTTTTGTAATAACAGCCCGACGCTGCTTAAATTCACCATCGGTAGTATACGCATAAGTTAGGAAACTTCTGCCCTTATTCTTGAGAAGCTCTCCAATTGTCTTGAATCCATTTATTGTGTAAATTCTGGCGGTAGTTGACTGGCACTTACCAATCGAACGCCCGCCGGTAATAACAATATGCTTACTCTGGTCTGTAAGAATTTCTTTCTGGTATGGTCGGTGTTTGAATTCATCGGCTGGCCAGTTATTCTTATTCATGTCACCGTTGTTTGTTGAGCGAAGAAACTCCGAAAACCAAACAGGGTCTTCAATTATCTCTAATAAAGAAATCTCAGCGTCATCAAGCTTCTTCTGTAGTGCCATGCTCGTCCTCTAAAATAAACATTTCTTCTTCGCTTTCTATCTCGGGCTGGTCAGTGTCTTTACTTGGCTGAACAACCTCATATAAGTATTGCTTGCGCCACTTATAATCCTTAATATCAAAGAAGACCCCTTCAGACTCAGCTTTACGTGTCATTGTAATTCTTTTATTACACTGGCTACATTGGGTTTCAAAGTGAAACGCCGTGTGGTCCATAACCGGAGCGAATCTCGCTACAAGAACTTTACATTCAGGGCAGAACACCTTAATAAGTCGTTTCTCCAAGAAGTTCTGCGCAGTTACTTTTAAGTTTGTTATGTATGAAGCAACGCTATCGCTATTCTCTGACTTACGTGTTTTTCTATCAAGAGCAAGCGCGCGTTCAATTTGAAGATTTCTTTCAATGAGGTCTCTCATAGCATTGCCTATTTTTTGAATAGACTCAATGTTACCGAGAGCGCCGTCTTCAGTCATCTGTAAAAGCTCTGCCTGAAATCTCTCAACAATGACCTGATTATTAATCAGCATGTCAAGATTAGCCCGGTCGTTTGGAGAATTTAATGTTTCCAGGTCATACTTGCTACTATATTCAGCAAGAATTTCCTGAAACCTTGTTTTCTTTGCCATGATTCTCCCCTTTAAACAAAATTAACGGGGCAGTCTACGAGGAATCTTCATCAAACTAGGATGAAACTCATCATAAACTGCCCCTCTATTAATATACCCTATTAATGTGTCAGCGAACTGGGCAAGCCCCACCGACACAATCTGGGTCAAACTCATCCTCTTCTGCCTGCGCAGACTCTCTGCGAAGCAACTCGTCAGTGATAGTCTTCCACGTAATGTGGTCGATATCACCCTTACGGATGAGGTACTCGGCCTCGTCAATTTCCTCATAAGGCATCAACGGATAAGCGCCAGTGTACTTAGGAAGGAAAGAAACGCCCACATAATCTTCCCAGTTATCCAGAATCATCTTAATCAAATCATTGACTTCCTCTGGGTTAAAGGTAATCGTGATTGATGTGTTATGGTCAGTCCAGTATTTCTGAAGAATCAGATAACGCTGAAGCTGAGCAATCGCTGTTTCACTGTTACCAGCTTTCTTTGTTGACGTCTTAATCGGGAACTCGATAACCCACGTCTGCGCCTTATCAAGAACCTGCATACGCTCAAAGTTACTGAGCTTACGGAACTCCTCAGGGCGCATCGTGTTTGCTTCAGGATACACAGGGTAACCAACAGCCAACATTGTTTTAGCCAGCGGGTCAAAGCTCGAAATACGAACCCGGCGAATGTAGTATGGAGCATACGAGGCATGTGCGCCAGACGAGACTGTCGGCAGCTGAGCAATCGTACCACTCGGTTTAACTGTAGTCACGAGAAGCGGTGCTGCGATGCGCATTTCTGAGGCGTATGCTTTTGCTTCCTCGTTTGCAACAGTCCGTGCCAAGTCCAAGAAATACTTCAGCTTAATGTCCTCATACTTACCACCGTCAATATGACTCGCGTGCAACATAGGAACAATTGAGTTCTCATTAGTCGAATCAACGCCGAGAGCATCCATCGCTTCTACGTAACCAGTGAAGGAAACACCAGTCAACCGGTCACGCTTCTGAACTTCATCCCAGTGCGGAAGTTCCAAAGTAACATTTGTCATACGCAACCCAACGCGAGTAGCAAGTTTAATTGCCTGCGAGAAATTGTGCATATCCAGAACTTTGATTCCACCAATTTCGCGAACATACGCGGCCACGTTAACTTCACTCAAATTACACACACCATTATCTGCAAGAAGAATCTCAGCACATGGATTGGTGCCAGCGTAATATGGGCGACGGAATGCAGCAGCCTCTGCGTTAATAAAGCCCGGCTCACCGTTATTGATAACTCGGTTAAAGATATCTTTAAGCTGCTCAGCTTTCGGTTTTGACGTGAAGTAAACTGAGTTATTGCTCATCGAGCGGTACGTAAACTCAGCCTTGCTCGGGTCTGACCAGAGGTCAACCTTCGCATCCATAATTGCCTTATCCTCAATTGAGAACAAAGTAATTTCACTCGACCGACGAACACCACCAACAACCACACATGAACCAATAATATTCATGATATCCATTGCTTGAACAGTATCCATGCAATTTGTTCCGCGGCAAATAACGCGATGAATCTGCTTAAACATATCACGCAATGCTGTATGTCCTGAAGCACGACCACCAAACGTCTTAAGCAACTCGCCCTGTGGACGAACACTGTCGTAGTTAATCATAATTGACTCTACAGGCTCGCCATTTGAAAGAGTCTCAAGATAGATGCGCAGCGCATCAACCCAGCCTTCCTTCGAGTCACCGACCACAATATAAACTGAGCCAGACTCTCGATACACTTGTGTGATTTCGATGCGGTCCTCTTTGTTCACCTTAGGGTGATACGGCTTATGTGCAACCACAGCCTTCGTATTAATGTTTGGAAGTTTAGCAACATCTTCTGGAAGAACCCGGAACCCAACACCAGTGCCAAGCATCATAAGATAAAACGCGTCAACAAAAGCTTCAAGACCATCAACCACAGTGAATGAACAGTTAAAGTTACTCAGCGGGAACTTATTAGCAGCTTCTGTTCCACCAATCCACAT